TTGAGCGTTATGGTGATGACTTCACACCTGACCTACGTATTGAGTGGGATGACATTGAGATTGACACACTGCTCAACATGAATGATCTTGAATCTCAGTGGTCTTTTAACGTACCAAGTCTTACTCGTAAGGTAGAGGGCGTCAATGCAGGTCACTTGATTGAGGTGGGTGCTAGACCTAACACAGGTAAGACATCCTTTCATGCCTCTCTTATCGCTGCTCCTAATGGCTTTGCCCATCAAGGTGCTAAGTGTGTTATACTATGTAACGAGGAAGCCTCACACCGTGTTGGTGCTAGGTATCTTACAGCAGCTACAGGTATGACAATACAAGAGGTCAAGGCTAACCCTTCCAGAGCACGTGATAAGTATGAGGCAGTCAAGAAGAACATCAAGATCAAGGATGCAAGTAATCGTGACATGGCATGGGTAGAGTCAGTATGTAAATCGTACAAGCCTGACATTGTAATACTAGACATGGGTGACAAGTTCGCTAGGACTGGTGGCTTTGCTAGACCTGACGAGGCACTGAAAGCTAATGCTATCTATGCCCGACAGATTGCCAAGTCTCACAACTGTGCTATCTTCTACATGTCTCAGCTATCTGCTGACGCAGAGGGCAAGGTGTTACTCAACCAGAGTATGATGGAAGGTTCTCGTACTGGTAAGGCAGCAGAGGCTGATCTCATGGTATTGATTGCTAAGAACCCAGTGGTTGACGGTCAAGAGGAAGAGGACACACAACGTCATCTAAACGTGGTCAAGAATAAACTGAGTGGATGGCATGGCGTTGTTCACTGTGAATTGGAATACAAAACAGCGAGGTATACAGTATGATAGAGGTGGACATCTCTGATAAAATGTTTAGTGGTATGTCTACTCAAGACATGGGTGAATTTGTAAAAGCTTTATACGACAAAGAAAGGTCGGGTCATTTATATGTTATATCAAATGATGCATGGCCTGAGTGGGTTAAGATTGGTATGGCTGTTGATGCAAGAGACAGACTGAAAGGATACCAAACAAGTTCACCTCTACGTAACTACAAATTGATACACTCAGTATACTTTGAGGACAGACATAAGGCAGAGCAAAAGGCACACGTGCTTGCCGCAACTAAAACAAAACCGCCTTGGAATAAACCTGACAATGGTGAATGGTTTAGACTAACACATGAGGAAGCGATACAAATAGTGGAGAGCATAAATGATTGATGTAACTTTAATAGATAGCATGGGCAGCGATCTTACTGTGGTAAATGCTGCACGTGTTAGCTTCAACAAGAAGAGTGATTGGGATGAAGACAATACACTTACAGTAACTGATAGTATTCTTATATCATATCTTGCAAGACATAAACACATGTCACCCTTTGGTCATTGCTTTGCTACGTTTCATGTCAAAGCTCCTGTGTTTGTGGCTAGGCAGTTAGTCAAGCATAAGTTCCTACGTTGGAATGAAGTCAGTAGACGTTACGTTGACCATGAGCCTGAGTTTTATGAGCCTACCACATGGAGAAAACGTAGCAAAGATAAGAAGCAGGGCAGTGAAGGTGAAATTACATTGGGGTACAAGACTATTAGTACACTGGCTAAGAACGCAGTATGGTATCGTAAAACCTATAAGAAACTTATTGATGATGGCATTGCACCAGAGCAAGCACGTATGACATTACCGTTATCCTTAATGACAGAGTGGTACTGGTCTGGTAGCTTGGATGCTTGGTCAGATATGTGTAAACTCAGACAGAGCGAGGACACACAGGAAGAGACACGGCTAGTTGCTAACTCAATTAGTATGGACATGGGTACATTGTTTCCTGACTCATGGAAAGCATTACTGGTGTACAACAGATGAGCGAACAGTACTGTACAACAAAAGGATTAGGATGGGCGTTTCTTACATGTGTAATATTTATACTGGGTGTGCCTGTGGGTATGTGGTTAGCATTGGAAGGGGCATCATGGTATGAAAGATTTAGCTTGATGAACCCCATGTTCTAAGGAGATAGCTATGGCTGAATTAAAAGAATGGTTTATTGATAAACGCAAAGGTATTTCAAAAGAAATTAGGCACATGACAGAGGAAGAACGTCAACGTGCCAAAGAAAAAGAGGAGGCTAACACATGTACACAGTCGAGTTTGAAAAAGACGCCTCAATAGTTACATCATTAGATGAGACTGATAGGTTTGAGGATGTAGAGATGGTGATAGGTGAGGATGACACTGTTTATTTAAGACAGTTTGAACCTAACCTAAACGAACACCAGATTATTTACATATCGTATCAACAACTATTAGATTTAGTAACCTCTTTGAATAGCACAGAGGGAGCGTTCTATGCAAAGCTAAGAGGAGGAACACTACATGACACATAAGGATATGTTTGACGAAATAAGATTAAACACTTTTGTTAAGAGATTAGGACTAAGCATTGATGAAGTTGAACATGCATTAAGTTTGTATGCACATAATAAAAGGTTTGACAAAGAGCTTGATGAGTATTATAACGTAGATAACGACACAATAGATGAAGACTGGGATGATTGGCATCCTAATGATTTATAGGAGAGTAAATGAAACTGACACTCGACATAGAAAACACTGTGACCAAACGAAATGGCAAGCTACACCTTGATCCATTCGAGCCAGACAATACATTAGTAATGATTGGTATTCTTACAGATCAAGGCGAAGAAAGGCTACTCACTTTTGATCACTCTATAGTAGATGAAGACGAGTGGTGTGAAGGTATCCTTGAAGAAGATAACTATAAGACGGTTCAGCAGTATCTTGATGATGCAGACCTTCTCATTATGCACAACGCATCACACGACTTGATGTGGCTATGGGAGTCAGGCTTTACCTACGAGGGTGAGATATTTGACACTATGCTAGGTGAGTATGTGCTACAGCGTGGACAGAAAGAACCACTATCTCTTGAGGCTTGCGCTGAGAGGTATGACCTTGACACTAAGAAACAGGACAGTCTCAAGGAGTGGCTCAAGGCAGGTAAGTCTGTACGTGACATGGATCACACTGAGTTATCTGACTACCTGTCTGCTGACCTACATGCTACTCAGCAGTTGTATGACCGTTTGCGGATACAGTACGAGGAGTGCAACTCACTGGAAGCAACGATCAAACTGACTAATCAATTGGCGGTACACCTTGCACGTATCTATCAGCGTGGGTTTACCGTTGACACAGAAGCTTTGGAAGCTGTGCGTATAGAGTTTGAACAAGAGCGTGACACATTGACACGTGAACTAGAAGAACAGGTACGTCAGTTGATGGGTGATCGTCCTATCAATCTCAATAGTCCAGAGCAATTGTCTTGGGTTATCTACAGTAAGAAGCCCAAGGATAAAAAGGTATGGGCAGATTTGTTTGAGCCTTATATGCCTGACGCAGACTACCGTTCAACGGTACATAACAACTCTATTAAGTTGTATAAGCAAAAAGCAAAGCAGTGCCAATCGTGCAATGGTACTGGATACACGTACAAAACACGAAAGGATGGTACACGATATGCTAAACCCAATAAATGTATTTCTTGCAGTGCTACTGGCTATATCTTTATGGACATCAGTAGCTCAGTTGCAGGTTTAAAGTTCAATGCTCCCACCGCAAAATGGACTTCAGCTAACGGTTTCGCCACAAGCAAGGACAGACTTGTATACCTTGAAGGTGTGGCTAGATCACGTAATATGCAGGACGCAGTTAACTTCTTACAACGAGTTCGTAGGTTGTCTGCCGTTGATACATATCTATCAAGCTTTGTGGAAGGTATCAACAACTATGTAAAACAGGACGGTAAGCTGCACGTTAGCTTACTGCAACACAGGACTGCCACTGGTAGATTGTCAGGGGCTAACCCTAACATGCAGAACATGCCACGTGGCGGTACATTCCCTGTCAAACGTGTATTCAAATCACGTTGGGATGGCGGTCAGATTATGGAGGCAGACTTTGCTCAGTTAGAATTTCGGGTTGCTGCGTTCCTATCTCAGGACAAGACTGCCATTGACGAGGTAACTACAGGCTTTGATGTACACAGTTACACTGCCAAGGTTATCTCTGATGCAGGGCAGACTATCTCTAGACAGGACGCAAAGGCTCACACATTCGCTCCTCTATACGGTGCGAGTGGATTTGGACGTACACCTGCAGAGGCTGCGTACTATGAGCAGTTCACTAAAAAGTATAGGGGTATAGCCAGATGGCACAAAGAGCTTGCACGAGAGGCTGTAGGCACTGGGAAGATATGTACACCTTCAGGACGTGAGTTTGCATTTCCTGATGTAGTACGTAGAGCAAATGGTAGTGTGACATATTTCACACAGATTAAAAACTTTCCAGTACAATCATTTGCCACTGCTGACATTGTACCTATATCATTAATATACATTGATAAGATGTTAGGTGCTAATCAATTACACAGTTGTATAGTCAATACCGTACACGATTCAATCGTGATTGACGTACACCCAAACGAGAAGGACAAAGTATTACGGATAATAAATGCTGCCAATGACAAGCTTCTTGGTATAGTAAATCGTAAGTGGAATATCGACTTCAACTTACCTTTATTATTAGAGGCAAAGATTGGTAACAATTGGCTTGACACAGTAGACGTGTCGTGATATAACTAAGATTCGTTTTAACAGAAAAGGAGAATACATGAACCAAGTATCAACAATAAACACAGGTAACTTTAACGCAATGGCAGAAGCAATGGGTATGAATATTGACACCCAACAGAAGTCACAGGCAAGTACGCTTGCTAGATTGCGTGTCAACCATTCACCTATCATGGGAGAGGAAACTATCAATGGTAAGAAGGTTAAGGTTGAGGTTGTATCTGGTGGTACATATAAGTTGGAGATACCAGATGGTCCAACTTACTACGCCACTACAGCTACCATACGTCCCTACCTACAACGCTTTATGTATAAGCGATTTGTAAAGGGAACAGATAGCACACCTAATCGTTACGTCAAAACTTTAATGGCTAATGACTTGAACAACGACATGAAGGACAATGACGGTGGCTTCAACTGTGGTAAACCTGCAGGTTACATTGAAGACTTCAAGGCATTGCCTGAGAAGACACAAGACTTAATTCGTCAGATCAAACGAGTACGTGTACTGTTTGGTACGGTTGAATTACATGATGTTGTGGACGCTTCAGGTAAGTCCGTAGAGTTGTCACCACAGGCTTTCATCTACGAGATAGAGAATCGTGATGCGTTCAAAGGTGCAGGTGTGATCTTCAACAAGCTAGGTAAGATGCGTAGGCTACCAGTACAGCATAACGTGTCAATGTCTACTGAAGAGCAGTCAATGCCTAACGGTAACGTGTGGTACTTACCTACATTTACACTTGACTTAGGTGAAACACTTGAGGTGGGTGACGGTGAGCAAGAAACCTTTGCTAATTTCATGGCATGGATTGAGAACTACAATGAGTACATCAAGTCTGCATGGAATGATAATGCCTACAAGAATGACGATACCGATACTGATACGGTTGAGGAGTTCGTAGACATTGAAGCAGAGGACTTTGTGTAATGAACCATCCTGCTGAACTAGCAATACATCAGTACCTTGAGAACGCTGCCAATGGTAAGTCTTCTATGTCAGATGAAACAATAGACACAGTAGCACGTGAAGTAGCAGAGGCACTGAAACGTCAGTTTGGTAGTGGTAATAAACGTGGTGAGTTTAGGTTAAGGATGTCCAACATTGGGCGTCCTACTTGCCAACTCTGGTTTGAAAAGAACAAACCCGAAACGGCATTACCAAAGCCTACTACATTTGTAATGAACATGATGTTAGGAGATATAGTTGAAGCTGTTTTTAAGGGTGTTCTTAAAGAGTCTAACGTGGACTTTGAAGATACTGATAAAGTTAGCCTTCCAGTGGGAGATAGTAATGATACTATTGTTTCTGGTAGTTATGATCTCGTTGTAGATGGAGCACTTGATGATGTAAAGTCAGCATCAGACTGGTCTTACAGAAATAAGTTTGAGTCATATGATACGTTAGCTAAAGGAGATTCATTTGGATATGTCGGGCAGTTAGCAGGTTATGCTAAAGCTTCTGGTAAGAAGGTAGGTGGTTGGTGGGTTGTAAACAAAGCCAACGGTGGCATCAAGTATGTACCTGCTGACAACCTTGACATGGAAGTAGAGATGGACAAGATCAGACAGACTGTGGAGACAGTCAACAAGAACGAGTTCAAACGATGCTTCAAACCTGTACCTGAGTTCTTTAGGGGTAAACCTACAGGCAACACGGTACTTAATGATGGTTGCAAGTTCTGTGACTATCGACATGAGTGTTGGCCTAACATGGTGGAAGAGCCATCACGAATGTCTAAAGCAAAAGACCCTAAGATAGTGGCATACATAGAGGAGTAAACATGATAGGAGAATCAGAGTTAAATGAGTTACAAGAAAACATCAAGGAGATGGAGCAGGAACTCATGGAGAAGAAGAAAGCTTTACGAGAGGCTAAGTACACAGGACTACGCACTGCAATGCAAGCTCGTAAGGATGCAGATGAAGCTATCCGTCAGGAGTTAAAGGACTTGGGTTATTCACAACCTTCATCCTTTGGTCAGCCTTTTCACTGGCACTGGAAGTTCTAGTGGACGGTAGGCGCTTCAAACATGCGCTAAAGCAGGGGTATAGGAGTGGTCTTGAGATTAAAGTCAAGGACTATTTAAGAGAACGTAAGATACGTTTTAAGTATGAGTCTCTTAAAATAGAATGGGAAGACTTGATGTACCGCACCTATACTCCTGACTTCATATTGAGCAATGGTTTAATAATAGAAGTAAAAGGAAGGTTCACATCAGACGATAGGCGAAAACACTTAGCTATAAAAAAACAACACCCTAACCTAGATATACGCTTTGTGTTTGAGAGCAGTAAGCGTAAGTTAAGTAAGGGTGCTAAGAGTACCTATGCCTCTTGGTGTGAACGACATAAATTTCTGTATGCAGACAGGGTTATTCCTGAAGAATGGTTGAAAGAAAAAGGTAAAGACAGTCATCCAGACTTCGTAGAGTTTCCTTATGACAAAATAAAAAGGAGATGACATGGAAGAAGAACAAACCTTTATTAACTTTGATCCTAACGATTTCATTATAAGGATATCCCCTGTAGTGGAGAACGGGGAATGGTCAGGGGATATTAACGTAGGTCAGGTAACAACAGATGCAAATACATTATCTGATGGTGACTACGGACATCTTAGTATCTTGACAGACATGTTGGTATGTGCTATTCCTTTAATAGAGTCAAGGCCAGATATAAGAGATGAGCTATACAAACTAGCACAAGAACAGTATGGCGATAGAAAACCTACAGTACAGGAACGAAAGGGAAACGTACTAACGGTAAATTTTAATTAAAAGGAGAGCACGAATGGTACATACGGCAGATACAATTAACACACTTACATTAGGAGATACAACTATTACACTAGACGATCCTGTTAATAGTCCTAAA